GCTGTTCGATGAAGTGGGCGGGCGACCTCCTGATAATGACGCAAGACGGTCTTCTACCGATGTCCGGTGCACTTCAATCTTCACGCTTGAATCCTCGCGTCTCTCTCACCGACAAGATCCAGGCGGCGGTATCAGAAGCCGCGACGAACTACGGCTCAAGTCTCGGCTGGCAGATTCTGTACTACGCCAAAGCGAATATGCTTTTGCTGAACGTCCCGGTTGGTACGGATATACAGCAACAGTTCGCCATGAACACCATCACGAAGGCATGGTGCAACTTCTCAGGCATCAACGCGAATTGCTGGTGCATCTTTAACGATGAGCCGTACTTTGGAGCGAATGGCTACATCGGCAAGTTTTGGGCGAACGACTCCGACAACTCGACCAACATCAACGGAGTCGCGCAACAGGCTTACAACTACTTCGGGATCAAGGGACTGAACAAGAAGTGGAACATGGCGCGTCCGATTCTGCTGTCGTCCGGTACGCCTGCCGTATCTGCCACACTGAACATTGACTTTCAGGATTCTACCTCGTCGGTTCCGCTGTCCTTCACTCAGTCACCTTATGGTCAATGGGATACGGCTGTATGGGATACGTCCATTTGGGGCGGTGCGCTCTCCGTCGTCAAGAACTGGCAGGGCATGTCAGGTATTGGAATGGCTGCGTCTTTGACTCTACGAGTCGCTACACAAGGCATTGACACCCGATGGGTATCGACGGATTACGTGATGGAAAAAGGCGGAGTTCTCTAGGTGATTATTTGCGCTCCAAAAGAAGTGATCGGGGAATGGGTAGCAAAGCAGATTGGAAACACAGAGCCGTGGCACTTGTACGAAGCGATCGGACTGACAAAAGACGGTGAACTGGTCGGCGGCGTCGTCATCGACAACTACATTTATGAGTCACGCTGTTCGATTCACTGTGCAGGAATTGGGCGTAAATGGCTGACAAAAGAGTTTCTGTTCGTCGTCTTTGACTACGTATTCCGTCAGCTTAAATGTAACGCCGTATTGAACATCGTAGACAGCAACAACACCGCCTCTGTGAGATTTACTTCACATATAGGTTTCAAGGAAGTCTATCGGGTAAAGGGTGGAAGCCGGAACAGGCAAGACGCCGTTATCTTTGAACTGCAAAAAGATGATTGCAAATGGATTAAGGAAAAACCATGAGTTCTTCACCCTCTGCCCCTGCTACACCTGATTATGTCGGCGCTGCGAATGCGACCGCTGCCGGAAACCTTGACGCGGCTCGGGTCGCGGCTAAAGCTAACCGTGTAAATCAGGTTACGCCCTATGGAAACCTGACCTATACGCGAGAAGGCGACGACCCCGACGCCGGATGGACTGCGACACAAACCCTAAGCCCTGACCAACAGGGCATTCTCGATTCCACCAATACCCTTAATCAAGGGTTGATGGACACGGCGAATACGGGTCTTAACTACGCCAATGACGTTCTCGCTCATCCTGGCGTTGATACCTCAAAACTCCCGCAAGTCGGCATAGACCCCGGTCAGAGCTATCAAGATGCGATGATGGCTCGCCTATCTCCGCAGATTGAACGCGAGAACAAAGCCTCTGACGCTCAACTGGCGAACCAAGGCATCATGCAAGGCTCTGAAGCGTACAACAACGCCAAGACCTTACTTGGTCAGCAGCATAACGACCTGTTGAACAATGCGACTGTGCAGGGCTTCAATACCGGACTCGCGTCCAATCAGAACGCATTCCAACAACAGTCTTACAATCAGATGCAGCCGATTAACGTTATTAACGCGTTGCGTACAGGCTCACAGGTACAAAACCCAACGTTCACCCAAGTTCCACAACAGGCGACCACGGCGGGCGCTGACCTTCTCGGAGCGACTCAGGCGGGATATAACGCGCAGCTTGGGGCATCGAATGCAGACGCGGCGGGCAATGCAAACATGACCAGCGGCATTGTTGGTGAGAGAGACGCGAGGATTCAAGCGTGAAGATTGAAGTGCACCGGACATCGGTAGAAGACCGTCTTGCGTCATTATCAGGAGGTCGCCCGCCCACTTCATCGAACAGCGAAGACCTACAGGTGCACCAAGCTCCCACACGCCCACCAAGGCCCAATCCGTCGAACTGGCGGGGTCGCCGCCCTTATAGACGATGATTTCCCCCTGAGAGGTATAGAAAACCGCGTAGTCATCGACACCGGCCCCGGCGTCAATCGTCCAGTTATCCATCCCTAGAAGATAACCACCACGACGGGCTACGCTGGCAAAGTCAAGAGCATTAGCACCACCAGCGATTGAACTAATGCCGAGATACCACGCCTTCAAAGTATTTCGCTGAATCAGCCAAATGCGATTCTTGAACAGGTTGATGTTGTGACACGTCGCAGTATCGAGTCCCGTTATGTCGTGCGTTCCATCACCATCAACCCACCACGCTGATCCGTTGTATCCTCTGAGCTTATCCGCGCCATTGACGCAAAGCATGAACGACCCGCCCGAAGTCGTGATGTTCTGAGACTGCCAATACGAATTGGTCAATCCGGTAACAACTGCCGCGCCGACAGCCCCCGGTGTAGTTGCGTCAAAGAACGACGTTCCCGATGAGCAAAACAACTCCGATGTAGTTCCAGCGTTGTACGGCATCAACGACATGACCTGAGAACCAAGACCCGTCGAGTATTGGGTATAGCCCCGTCTGACCATCACGTCAGAAGGCAGCGGCCACCAGTTAGTTAAGGCTACCGCGTCAGTTTGAGCCATCTCCGACAGCGCATCACGAGCATTCCACCCGCCAATCGGAGCCGGTACGGATGCGGTCATTGCCGACCCCGTACGGTTTAATCGTTTGACAGCCCTCACGGAGCAATACCCCACGAACCCGCAGGAACCACAACGCCAGGGAAAGAAGATACTTGAACGGTGGAAGACTGACCCCGCGCTTCGGGGCGTCTCGCAGGATTCAACGATTGACGACCTTCCTGTGCTTGCTGCGCCAGAAACAGGACTCCCATCACAGAGCGCGATACAGACCGAGATAGCAAGGCGCAAAGGGGGTAAGTAATGGCAGACCTCACAAAGCTCTCTGACGCCGATCTTAACGCGCTGGCGGCTGGCGATTTGAAGGCTGTATCTGATGCAGGATTGATGCACCTTGCCGGAGATGCGCCGACCCAATCAGCGCAACCACTAAGCCGTACTGACAAATATCTGCAAGGGGTGCGTGATCCGATAGATGCCGGTGCACAGATACTGGTCCATGCGCTTCCTTCTGGTGTTGTTAATGCCGGAAACAAAGTCAATAACTGGCTTGCAGATAAAACCGGATTGGTCGGACGGTTGCCCGAAGGGGGTATTGATCAGCAAATAACAGACCGAGAAAAAACCTATCAGGCCGGAAGGTCTGCTGCCGGTGAGTCCGGGTTTGATGCGTATCGCGCTCTTGGTAATGTTGTCAATCCAACGAATGTTGCTCTTGGATATGGCGCTGGCGCTATGGCTCCTGCTTCCATTATGGGCAGGATGGGCATGGGTTCTGCTACGGGCGCTATTGGTGGCGCTCTGACTCCGGTTACAGAGGGTAATTTTGCTGATGAGAAATCTAAACAATTAGGAATTGGTGGCGGTATTGGCGCGGCATTGCCGATTGTCGGCGCGGCTGCTGGAAGGGTTATAAGTCCTAACCTTTCGAAAAGCGTCAAGACCCTGATGCAGAACAAAATCACGCCGACAATGGGGCAGATTTTGGGAGGCGGTTGGCAGAAGTTTGAAGATAAGCTAATGAGCGTACCGCTGCTTGGTGATGCAATCACATCAGCCAGGGGGAAGTCCTTAGACGAATTTAATAGGGCCGCATACGCCAAAGCACTCGCGCCGATTAACGGTACGGTTCCGTCTGAGGTCGGACGCGATGCTGTTGCTTCCGTTCGCAATCAGATCAGCGATAAATACGACTCCCTTCTTCCTAGTCTGACATTTAAGGCAGACCCGCAGTTTACGCAGGAATTACAACAACTGCGCGGCATGGCTCAAAATCTTGCCCCACAAGAAGCGAAGAAATTTGAAACTCTTTTGTCTGAGCATTTAAGTAAGGTTTCCCCTAACGGTGGCATGGCTGGCGAAACGTTCAAGATTGTTGAGAGCGCATTAAACAAAGACGCAAAGCGGTTTTCGTCTTCGTTTGACCCTTATCAACAGGAGCTTGGCGATGCTCTTAGTCAGACCCTTCAAACCTTCCGATCAGGACTACAGCGCAGTAATCCAGAATATGCGAAAGAGTTGGGCGACATAAATAAAGCCTATGCCAATTATGCCCGCCTGCGTGATGCCGCGTCGAGACAAGGCTCATTAGATGGGAAGATTACACCATCACAACTAGGCGCAGCGGTAAGAAACCAAGATAAGACCGTGGGAAAACGTTCTTACTCTGAGGGGTCTGCGCTGATGCAGGATTTATCGGATTCCGGCAAACAAAGCCTTAACTCTCAATACCCCGACTCTGGAACAACGGGGCGCTTGTTAGCTGGTCTGCTTACTGGTGGCGCGGCGGCTGGAGCAGCGACTTTTAGTCCTGTGGCCGTTGGTGCGGCTGGATTGACTACGCTGCCATATTTACCTGGCGGAAGACAGGCTATGGCCGCGCTTCTTGCACGACGCCCAGAGCTTGCCAAGCCAGTGGCCGAAGCGGTAAGAAAGTATGCGCCCGCCGTTACGTCTGGCGTTGTTCCGGCAATAGGAAACGAATAAAGCAATAAGCACTGTACTAGCTGCGGTTAATGCTCCACGTAGCAACTGATCGTCAGACATAACACCTCCGATCCGACAAGGATCATTCATTATAGACCATAACGCCGCGAGGCGCTGGAGCCACACATGAGCCGAAACGGAAGCGGAACGTATTCCTTGCCAGCGGGCAACCCTGTTGTAACCGGAACCACCATATCCAGCACTGTCCACAATGCTACGTTAGCGGATCTTGCTGCGGAGATGACCAACTCCTTAGCAAAAGACGGGCAAACCGTTCCTACCGCGAATATCCCAATGGGTGGGTTTAAGCTCACCGGACTTGCGGCGGCTACGCTGAACGGTGACGCGGTACGGTACGAGCAGATTGCCCAACTGACCGGGGCAAACTCGTCTATCACGAGTATGACGGGACTGACCGCCCCAACGGTTGCCGCCAATCCAGTACGCGCTACTGACGAGCAAATCCAGCTTGTTACGGCGTTTACCACGGGCGGGAGTTCGACGGCTTTTACGCTGACCCCTACTCCAGCGATTACCGCGAATGCAGCCAATCAGAGATTTCGCGTCAAGTTCAACGCCGCATCAGGAGCAACCCCGACTCTTGCGGTTTCCGGTCAGACTGCGCTTAATCTGAAGTATTACACCTCTGCCGGAACCAAGGCGGCTATCACGTCCACGCAGGTTCCGATTAACTGGATAGCTGATGTCGAAAACGATGGCACGGATTGGGTTGTGCTTGATGTCGTTCCTCCCGTTATCGCCACGGCTTCGACTACAGCGGCGGTTCGTCAGACCGTCTCCGGCGGGCCGATTGACGCTAACGGCTTCCCCTCTTTCCTTCCCGCGACCTCCGTTAATCTCAATCTCACCTCGCAGAACGTCACCAGTTCGGCTCCGCTGACGGTCGTCTCGTCAAACGGGTTTAATAACGCTTCTGGCGCTCCGGTTGATCGTTTCGGCTTCTCTACCTCGAATCTGACGTGGACGGGACTGACTGCGAATCAAACGAATTACCTGTATGTCGACGTTGCTGCTGACGGTTCATTGACGACCGGACAGACCATCCTCGCGCCTCAATATCAGTGGGGCGGCACTCGAAGCACGACAAACCTTCAAGCTACGTACAACATTCAAGAAGGCTGGATGACGGTCGGTAACGGTGCTGCTGCTGTGCAGACGTACCGTGTCTTTGTCGGTGAAGCCGTAGCGGGAGCCGCAACGATAACGAGTACCGTGGCTTATGCCTATAACGGGATATACAAGAGCGCGACCACGGCGACTCTTCCGTCTGCGGCAACACGTACGAACCTAGCCGCAAACATCGGGACGACGCTGCTCAAAAACGTCGAGCTTTACGCCGTCAATACCACGACGGACAACGGCTACACGGCAGGGATGATTATCAAGCCCATGTCGCCCAATACCCAGGCTAACAACGCGATGTTTATTGCTGACCGGAATACCGTAGCCATACAGTCCGGCGCGTCGGGTGCGGGATGGCAAGCGGTCGCAACGACTTCAGGCGGCAATTTCATCCTGACCAGCGCGAGTTGGAGTTATTACGTCACCGCGGAGAGGGCGTGGTAAGTGAAAGCAATCTGTCACTACAAGTCAGACTCGCAGCAACTGACTTCACCATTCCCCGCGTCTAACGGCCTTTTGTTCCGCTTGTACTCCGGTGACGTGTGCGACCCGTATGTCGGTAACTGGTTCAAACCGCCGTATTTCAAGTACGTCATCCGGTTCTTCTGCCGGTTTCCGGTTATGCCGTATTTTGCTTATCGCGCCGGAAACAGGGCGGGGTATATCGGCTTCAAGCTGTGGGGCGTTGATTCAGACGCTTATCTAAACTGGCTACCGACGGCTGATGTGTATCCAGGCTCTACTGCTGTTTGCTTTACCTGCCGCCCCTTCTCCGATCAGACCTGCGGTTTCAAGAGCCTTCTGCACGGCAAGACGCGCCTCTGCGCCGGTTCCTGTAATCGCGCCCTTGTCAAGCGCAGCACGTATGCTCTGAGCGTTCCTGATGA